AACCAGACACATATGATATAGATGGGTTCAAAGCAATGATGTTGCCTTGGATATGTGATGAGAATTATCAAGAGACTCTTGCAGCTATAGAAAAATCAGATGCTAAGATGGCTTTTAGTCATTTGGAACTCAATGGGTTTGAATTATATCCAGGCATGTTCCAGCAGGGTGGTATTGACAAGGGTATCATAGAAAAGTTCCCTACAGTATTCTCAGGACATTATCATACCAGAAGTAATGATGGTCAAGTCTTTTACTTAGGCAATCCATATGAGATGTATTGGAATGATTGTGGAGATAAGAGAGGTTTCAATATCTTAGATACAGAAACAGGAGAGATTGAGTTCATAGAGAATACATATCATTTATTTGAAAAGATATACTATGAAGACACTCCCTCTGCTACTTTCAAAGCACATGAATATTCAGGCAAGATCATAAAGTTATTTGTTCGTTCCAGAAAAAGTCAGTTAGAATATGATAAGTTTCTAGACAAACTTTTAAAAGCTGGTATAATAGATTTAAAGGTAGTAGAAAACACTGAGATCAATGATAGAGAAGTAGATCTTGATGGAGAAAAAATTGAAGATACACTCACTCTTCTAAATAAGTATATCGAGGACTCTGACTTTGAATTAGAAAAAGAAAGAGTCAAAGGACTTCTTAAAGAAGTCTACTTAGAAGCTTGCGAAGCGGAGTAATGTTTATCTTATCACTTGCTGATCACGAAGGAGAAGGAGCCTATGCTGTCACTAATGATGACGGTCAGAAGGCTCTTTATCTTTTCCAGCAAGAAGATGACGCAACTAGATATGCAGGCCTTCTAGAAGCGGATGAATCTCCTACCTTGACAGTTGTAGAAATAGATGATAGTCTGGCTGTTGAGACCTGTAAAAAACACAAGTACAAATACGTTATTATTACACCCGACGACATAGTGATTCCGCCAAAAGATTATGATAGTATTCAAGACGATAAGATGGCGTAACTTTTTATCTACTGGTAATCAGTTCATAATCGTAAGTTTTCAAAAATCTCCTACAAATTTAATAGTTGGTGCCAATGGTGCAGGGAAATCCACAATATTGGATGCTCTGACATTTGTTCTCTACAACAAACCATTCAGAAAGATTAAAAAATCTCAGTTAATTAATACTGTCAACGAAAAAGAGTGTGAAGTTCAGATAGAATTTGAAATACAAGGCAAGATTTATACCATAGTCAGAGGTATGAAGCCAACTTTGTTTGAAATTTATGTTGATGGTAAGAAACAAGATCAGTTTGCTAATCAAAATGATCAACAAGCACACTTAGAAGATAATATTTTACGATTAAATTATAAATCTTTCACTCAAACTACGATCCTAGGTTCGGCAACGTTCGTTCCTTTCATGCAACTTGGTGGTTCAGACCGTAGAGCCATTGTAGAAGACGTTTTAGACATCAAAATCTTCTCTGGGATGGCAAAAATCTTGAGAGAGAAGATGAGTAAAGCATCTACAGAGATTAGAGAACTCACTATTAAGAAAGAGTTGATAGAAGAGAAGATAGAGATGCAGAAAAGCTTCATTTCTGACCTTGATACTAGTGGTAAAAAGAGAATTAAAGACACTAAGAAGAAAATTGATACACTATTGAATGATAATTCTGACTTAATAGATGCCAATGAAGTTTTGTCTAGTAATATTAAGAATGATCACGAACCAGAACTAAAAAAACTAGCATTTGTTAAGGGTTCTCTTCAGAAAAAGAACACAATCAAAGCTAAACTGGAACAACGGATACAGAATATAACATCCGATCATAAGTTCTTTGCTGATAACGTATCATGCCCTACATGTGGACAGCATATAGAAGAGTCTTTTCGCTTAAATAAAATTGAAGACATCGAAGGTAAGGTCAAGGAGATTAATTCCGCATATAAAGACCTTACCAAGTCTATAGATGACGAAAAAACTAAGGAACAAAAGTTTCTAGACGTTTCAAAGCAGATCACCAAACTAACGAATGACATTTCAACAAACAATTTTAAAATTTCTCAGTATCAACGACAGATCAGAGATTATGAATCAGAAATTCAAGACATTACCGATCAAATTGCAAACAGAAATACTGAAAGAGCAACACTTAAAAGTCTCAAGAGTGATCTAAAGGCAGTAGAAACAAATAAATCAAATTACACAGAGGATATAGAGTACCTAGACTTTGCAAACGCCATGATGAAAGACTCTGGAGTCAAGGCAAAGATTATAAAGAGGTATTTACCTATCATGAACCAGAAGATCAACAAGTATCTTCAAATGATGGACTTCTATATCAATTTTACTTTGGATGAGCAGTTCAATGAGTGCATAAAGTCTCCAATACATGAGAAGTTCAGCTATGAATCATTCTCTGAGGGAGAAAAAATGCGAATTGATCTGGCCATCCTTTTTACTTGGAGAGATATTGCTAAGATGAAGAACTCATCTAGTACAAACATCCTAATCCTTGACGAAATATTTGACAGTTCACTTGATAGTAACGGCACTGACGAGTTTACTAAGATAATCAAGTATGTCATTAAGGACGCTTATGTGTTTATGATATCTCATAAGGTTGATGAGTTGACAGACAGGTTAGATAACTTAATTACATTTGAAAAGATGAACGGATTCTCAAAGGTTAAGTATTCTACATAGTAGTAGACGTTCGGTATACCGTATGTTACTATTAGATGGATGCCATTCCTTAAAACTTGAGTGTGCTCTAAGAGACTTAGGTTTTATTGATATGGAATGGAGAACAGTTGCTAATGCAGGGATATTTTTTGTGCAGCCTGTGGGTATGCCTGATGATCCCGAAGGAGATCTATTTGGATTTACGATTACATACGAGAGTAAGGTTATAAAAATGCAGAATACTGCAAAGAAAGCATTAGATACAGCTATAAGATGGTCAGGGGACAGTTGACAAAGTGGCACACCACTGGTTGAAATTGGCACAGGAGAGATTATAATATAAACATAGACAAGAAAACAAATGCTCACCAAGATTAATTACGAAGTCAAAGGTCAACTCGCAAAACTACTCGCAACAGAAGATCTAATCATCGAGAACCGTAAGGTCGATACAGCGATGTTTGATGTAGAACGTAGAGTATTGACACTTCCGATGTGGGAGAAGGCCTCTGCGTCCGTATACGACCTTCTCGTAGGACATGAGGTTGGACACGCACTATACACACCAGCAGATAACTGGAAGAAAGATCATCCAGATCTACCAATGTCTTATGTTAATATTCTTGAGGATGTAAGAATCGAGAAGTTGATGAAGCGTAAGTATGCTGGTATCGTCAAGACATTTTTCAACGGATACAAAGAACTATCAGAGCAAGACTTCTTTGAGTTATCTGAGAATGAAGTAGAAGAAATGAATCTACCAGACAGACTCAATATCAATGCTAAGATTGGTAACTTTGTTAATGTTCCATTTTCAGATAATGAAGATTATTTTGTAAACAAAGCAATCAAGACAGAGACATTCCAAGAAGTCCTAGATCTTTCTATTGAGTTGTATGAGTTCATGAAAGAGCAGATACAAGAATCAATATCAATGGAAGGTAATGGTGGTGACTTCTCTAAAGATTGGCAACTTGGAGATGAGTTTTCTATGGGTGAGTCTACTCAAGGAACTCCTTCTCAGGAAATTGAGTCCGATCAAGAACTACCCTTCAATGAAGGTGAACCTAATAACAATAAAGGTCAAGGCGCTCCTGATTTTGAATCTGACTCTGAGATGGGAGACATGGAATCAGGTGGTGATACTACTGGTGGAGAGCATGGTGGTGATATGGACACTATCACAGATAAGAAATTATCTGAGAATCTAGAAAACTTGAACAACAAAGAAAGACCTAGCAGCAGAGATCCTGAGTATTGCACAATACCAGATCTTAAACTTGACAATCTTCATATCAAAGTTGATACTATTCATAGTAAGCTTGACGATTGGTACACAGAACAACAAAGAAGATATGATCTAGAGGTACTACAAAATTCTTACAAGCCTGCAAAGAATGTATATCAAGATGTTGACAATGAGTACAGACTATTCCGTAGATCTGCACAGAAAGAAGTCAACTATCTTGTAAAAGAATTTGAGTGCCGTAAGTCAGCAGACGCATACGCTCGTGCTACAGTATCAAAGACAGGTGTTCTTGATTGCACAAAACTTCATTCATACAAATACAATGAAGATCTATTCAAAAAGATTACAACCATCCCAGATGGCAAGAATCATGGATTGATTTTCATTCTTGATTGGTCTGGTTCTATGAGTACAGTTCTTATGGATACAATCAAGCAACTATACAATCTCATCTGGTTCTGTAAGAAAGTTCAAATTCCTTTCCAAGTATTTGCTTTCAGTAATGAGTGGAATCGTTATTCTAACTATGACGAGAACAACATCATGGGACACTACAATCTACCTTTCGAGCATCATGATATCAAAGATGGCCAACTCATTGTAGAAAATCAATTTGCAATGATGGAGTTTCTTTCTAGTGATGTAAAGAAGAAAGATCTAGAACATCATATGTTGAACATTTGGAGAACAGCACAAGTTATGGATAGTAGAGGCCGTTGGAACAACAACTACTACTACCAACCTCCTCATGGATTGAATCTATCTGGCACTCCTTTAAATGAAGCACTTGTTTCTTTGAACCAGTTGATTCCACAATTCAAAAAGAAAACTGGTGTTCAAAAAATTCAGTGCATCACTCTTACAGATGGTGAAGCACATCCAATCTCATATAACAAACATTTTGTAATGCAAGATGGTAGAGATTATATGGGTTCACGTTCTACCATGCACGGTAGCGTGTTTATCAGAGACAACAATGGTAAGACTCACTTCTGTGGTGACAACTATCATCACTTGACTGCTTCTTTGATACAACAACTCAGAGGTAAATTCCCTGATGTAAACTTCCTTGGAATCAGAGTCTTAGATAATCGTGAGTCCAGTAGTTTCATCCGCAGATATGCAGAATTTGATCAGGACGTAGTGGCCGATCTTCAACAACAATGGAGAAAAACTAAATCTGTCATGGTTAAAGATGGCGGTGGATACCATGCCTACTTCGGACTTTCATCATCTGCACTCAATCAAGATTCTGAGTTTACGGTCAAAGAAGATGCGACCAAAGCACAGATCAAAACCGCTTTCAAGAAATCATTGTCTGCAAAGAAAATGAACAAGAAAGTTCTAGGACAGTTCATGCAATACATTGCATAGACAATCAACAAACTGTCACAATACTGGTTGCATATGCTATCATGTAACAGTATAATTAAAACATAACTACATAATGAACAATGCCTTTTGAAGCTAAAGTGAATCCAGAATCTCTAATCACTTCCTTAAGAGATCTATACGGTAACAAGATTACCGCCGCACACATCAAAGCATACTGTGCTCAGCATGATGTGACATATCAAACTGTGACAAAATATCTTGCTAAGTTCAAGACTAACAAAGGCAAGTGGAATCTAACTGTCAGAGAGAAGAAAGCAAACCTTGAAGCAAACTTTGCTGCTCCTGCTGTTGTTCCACCAATCGAACAGAATCTAATTCCTGATGTTGACCCTAACTTTGTTAAGTTTGGAAACTTCCCTGATGTCAAAAAGATTATTCAATCTAAACAGTTCTATCCATGTTTTATTACAGGACTATCAGGTAATGGTAAGACTCTAGGTATAGAACAAGCCTGTGCTCAACTCAAGAGAGAAGTTGTTCGTGTAAACATTACTATTGAAACTGATGAAGATGATCTTATTGGTGGTTTCCGCCTTGTTAATGGCTCCACTGTATGGCACAACGGACCCGTTATCGAAGCCCTCGAACGAGGTGCAATCTTGCTCCTTGACGAAATCGACCTTGCCTCCAACAAAATTCTCTGCCTTCAAAGCATCCTTGAAGGAAATGGAGTTTTTCTTAAAAAGATTGGAAGATTCGTTAAGCCCG